CCCTATAAATTTCTTAATTTTCTTTCTAATCATATTCAGCGTAGGTTCAGTCATACCTTTAGGTGATTGTGTACTATATCCACCTCTTGTTTTTCCAGTCCCATTAACAGGAGGATTAGGATATTTCCCCTGATCTATAACACCTGAATAATCATAATCTCCAATAATTGTAAATCCTTTTTTAGACTTATTTTTAATTTTAGTCTTTCTTCTAGCATTTCCTCGATCTACTGGAGTGTTCTTTTTAAATTCATCTAATGTCTCTTTAGGCAAACGAGTAGCAATATATTTTCTTAACTTTTTAATTTTACGTTTATATATTCTATCGTTTACTTTTAAGGCCATCTTGTCCCTTTGTTTTATTCCAAATATCATCTAACTGTGATTGGCTAAATGTATCTGATATGCTTTCACCTCTTGACTTTTTATCTTCTCTATATTTAATCATATTAGCATTATTGTATATCATTAAATCTTGTGTAGTTGCTTTTTCTAGTATTTCACTAGGCAACATACCATATGCCTGAGCCATATCGTTAATAACTACTATTAACTGGCTTTCTCTTTTATCAAGAAACGGCGTTTCTGTTACTTTCCCAGCGATTCAGTTACTTTTAATACTGCGGCTGTCATTACATCCATAGGTAATACATTACCATCTGCCATAACTGGCATACCATCTTCGTCTAAAATTAGATCTTTTATAACATTATACATTTCACCAGGATCTTCAGTCTTTACACTGGCTAATTTTGTATATGTTTCTATTGGTAATCTATCCATAACGAAGAATGACAATACATCACCGTATTCTTTTACGATGTCCTTGTCATCTATTTGGATTTCTTTTAATTGGGGTTTTGCCGCTAATTCTGATAATTTCATATCTTACTCCTGTATATCTCTATTGTTTAAATGTTGTATAGCACTACTTACGAATGCTAATCTGTTTGATGCTTTTTCAACATCTCGCTTGGCACACTTTACTTCATTCTGTGCCTTCGCTATCTCCATCTCCATCGACTTCAGTATTTCTGGTGTCGTGTGATCGTTCCATATCTTCATGTTTATCCTCTACATCTGTATTTATTGTTTTTTTGCTTTTTTTAGCATCTGGTAGTTCAATACCGTGCTGTTTTGCATACTCATCCATATCGTGTTCTACACCATTAACCTTAATAGTTCTATCAGGTCTGGTCCATACACCATTTACGAATAATTTCATCCATCTGTGTTCCATATTTTCTCCTAAAATATAACACCCCCAAATAATGAGGGTGTCATAGTTATAAAGTTATTACTCTACGGTTTTTGTCAATTCACCATTAACGATGATTTCGCAAGGGGATAGCCATACTGCACCGTCAATAGATGCTGTAGGTGCCAATCCACCAATAAAACCTTTTCCTGCTATGTAGATATCACCAGAGTTACCTGTTCCTGTTACAGAAACACTAAAGAATATTTCGTCTTTAGAAGTACTTGTACCGAATAGTCCTTTGTCAATTACGGTGTTAACGTTTCCGCTACTATCACCGAACATGACTGTTTCATCAACTAATAAGTTGAGTGAAATACTATTTTCGTTTACTGTTGTAAATGCACTAGAACTTGTAGAATCCAGTGTTGAATATCTTACTGTTCCAGGTGTTGCGTTTACTGTGATATCCTGTACGAAAGGGACTACTAGTCCGCCTGCGTTTCCAGGAACTGAGGTTGCTAGATCATACCCTAATGTGAGGATTGCTTGTGTACCGTTTGTTACGTTTATTACTGCCATTGTATTTCTCCTATATGGTAGTTGTAAATGTATACGCGAACGTATACGTTATTGTGTCGTCTTCTATATCAGTCTCATAATCACTATTACTATCAGTAACATTTGTGACAACGTTTCTGGCTATAAGAAGATTAGAAACAACGGTGTTTATATCTGTAAATTGATTTTTAGCATCTGTACTTAAATAAGCATTTACAGTAGTAGTAGTCTGGTTAACATTGCCCTGATCCAGGGTTCTGTATAACTGTTCTACGACTATGTCTTGCTCATCTACATACACAACGTTCGGGTTCTTTTCATATAAAGGGTTACCGCCCGAATCGAACGGTAACTCTTGTGATATGTTAATATCTGAGTGCCCAGATAAATTAGTAGTGATCTGAGTTATTAAATCTGATCTTACTGACATTATCTAACCACCACTATAGTATTTTTAGATCTTGAACGTCTTGTACGCACGAAAGTAGTTAACTTCTCATCGGCTTCTACGGTGCCGTCTCCATCCGCATCATAGAAATCTGCTACACTTAATAATTCTGTAAAGATATCATTAAATTTTGCGTCATAATATGTTATTTTTGCTACTTCTGGTGACTCGTCATTACCGAATTCGGCAAACAGTGGCGCGATGTATTCCTTAATACAATAGTAAACAGTCATATCTGTAAATTGTTGCTGTCTACCTAATGTGTTACCTGGATCTATACGATTTGGGTTTACACTAGGCAAGTTGTTAAATTCAAAGGTATTACCTGTATAATTGTTATAAGTGGCCCACCATGCTGATGTTTTCATTTTTAACAGTATACGATCAGTACTTTTTTGCAACATATTTTCTACATAGTCTTGTACACTCACGAAACCTGATTCCTCTGGTATCTTAAGGTTATTACTCTCGAATATACGTTGGTCTTTTTGTACTACATCGGTGTATTCTGCAAAAGAGATTACATTACCTCCGCCGTCTGTTATAAATGCCATATCAATTTACTCCTCAATTAAGATGCGTCTGGTAATAGATTACTTCTATATAGAGTACATCCTGCTAATACTGATGCAAATGCGTTTCTCAATGCATTATTACCGATATCACTTAGTGCTCCAATTGTTGCTCCACCAACTCCAGAAATTTGTTTATTAATGGAGAGCTCCAGCCCTGCATCAATTACACCAACGTAATTTCCGTCTGCGCCAACTGGTGCATTAACTGAACGTAAATGTGCAACACTTTGTGCTACTGCTTGTACGTTTGCTTCTGCTTCTGTTCCGCCTAATACTGCTGATTTAATTGTTCTACCAAATCTGTCATCTAGTACTGTAAAGCCATTTCTAGTTGTTGCTCTGAACTCATGTAGGTCAAGGTTAGGGTTAAACCATGTGTTGACTGTAGGTGTTCTAGTTGAACCGAATGCCATTGCGTCTGGTGACATAATGAATGATTGTGTAAAGTCTGCGTTAGCACCTGTTACACCATCGTTGTTCGTGAAAGATGTTTTCATCTGAGCCGTACCAGCACTATCTGTGCTTGTTGCTAAAACACCTGACAGTCTGTCTAGTGTTGAACCAACTACGTTATCAAATAATCCATCTTCTACTGCTTCTTGTGTTATGTCTGAAGCAGAACCTCTTTTAGCAAATACGATATTTGCCGCTGTTGGTGTTAAATTACTGTTTGAAGCCGCTAATATACTAGCACCTTCTGCCACAGTAGCCGCACCTGTAGGAAGGTTAGCAACTGGAATTCTAATTTGTCCACCGCCTTGTCCTTCTACGTTTAATTGCATTCTGATGATAGCAGAGTTCTGTAGTAACGTTTTGTCAAGATAGTACGGTACTAAATCTTGAACGATGTCTGCATACATTTGAGCAATTGTATCTGAACCTGTTGAATAGGCCATAATATTTCTCCTGTAGATACTTAAATTGTTTTAAGTATTTTTATTTTATCGTCTGAATTAGATTAATCTAATTCGGTTATCCTGCCTTATCTTTGCATTTCCTTTTTAACCATTGCGTCGGTTATACTGGATTTTGCTAAACCAGGCTGATTGTGACGTATTCTCATATACGCCGATCTGTATTCAGTATCAGTGTTTACTTTATCAGTGCTATATGCTTTAGGACCTTGTCCTGAATCAGTTAACCCTGTTTCACCGTACTGTACGTCAACACCTTTTTTACCAAAAGATAGACCTAATTTATCCTTACCTACAAGTTCAATTGCTTTAGCATAATCTGGTGTTTCTCCATCTGTTGTTAAGAAGTCGTTTCCGTTTCTTATAGCAAATGTATCACCTTCTACTGCTAACATACCATCTGCTTTCATTAATTTGATTACAGATTCTTTCTGTTGTGCTGACCAGTTACCTGGCATAGCATTTTGCAATTGACCCATATGGTCTTTCAACATCAAGTCAGTCTTAAGACTGTTTACTTGTGATTTAAGTTCTTCTACTGTGGCTTCACGTTTTTTAACTGCATCTCTCAATGAGTCAACGTTTAGGCTACTACCTTCATTAGGATTTACCTCTTGAAGGGTAGAAACAACTTGTTTCACTTGGTCTATGCTATCTACATTAAGCTCATTAAGAATATTCTTTTGAACTTCGTTTTTAGCATTAGCGGATATTTTATTTACATCATCTCTGCTGTATTGTCTTATGCCATTAACATAAGTCTTTCCGTCCTTGACCTCAACACTGGGTGTTGTGTTATTATCAGATTTAGTCTCAGTTGCAACTGATTGCTCAGTAGCGACAGGATTTGCAGAATCTGTTACTGGTTCAACTATTTCGGGCTGAACTGCCGTGTCATTTGATGCTTCCATCATTATCTCCTTTAATCGTAGAAGTAAACGTATTTTCGTTTACGGGGTTACCCCCTACCTTGCCTTTTTACAGGCTATTATTAGTATAAGTTGAATCTACCAATTGTTTTAATCTGGTCTTCAACTTATCTTGTAAATCTTTCTTAAATTCTGGTGCTTCTGTCATATCAACACCTGTACTCATTTCTAATCTTAATTCATACTCTTCATGTGTAGCAAAAGGCATATATGTTACCAGTCCATCTTCTCTGGTATGACTGTGAGTGCCTGTGCCTCCTAATCTGTTTGCTTCAGCCTCTGCTTCTGCTTCTGTTTCATAGTCTCTAATTGTGTATTCTTCTTCATCAAATACTTCTGAGTATCTTTCATATACATTTAATAATGTATCTATTTCTTTAATTTCGTGTTCCAATCCTTTCAGATTGTATAATCTGTTATAACTTACTGCAAAATCCTCTGGCATTGTTTGTCCCATCCAGGCGAACCAGATATTCCATAAGTTATATTCTGCATTTTCCAGGCTTGTTGCTTTTTTACGGATAAATGCTTCTAATTTGCTGTCGTACATCTCTATTTGTGCACCACTTCTACTTGCTTTGATTAGGTCTTCTGATCTGATCATTGCAACCTGGTTCATCTTATCAATTTGCTGATCCATTATGGTTCTTATTTCTGACAGACTGCTTAAATCTGGTGTTGCAAATTCATATGTATAATTGGGTTGCCCGTCGAGACTGCTACCCACTATCACTAGTGATCCAGGCTCTGCACCCACGCTTGATCCATTTCGATTAAACGTTTCTTCATCAACTACGTTTACACCATGTAGGCCATATGACACGGCACTATATTGCTCTCCAGCGAGACTGTAAACACTACGTTGTATCTGTGCGATATCAAAGATGGGCGTATGCCCTATGCCTTGTACTATAGGCGTGCTCTGATACACGGGTCTTACGATTGAGGCCGTACCTAACTCATTAGGTTGGCGTATTCTGTGATATCCATCATAATCATCGTCTCCTTCTATATATTCAGCACCTTCTGGTACCATTATATCTTCGTCCGGGTCTACTGCGACAAATATAGTGTCTATGTAATCGTCTGTTATTACTTGATAAATTTCTGCGTTATAATCTTCTGCTATGCGTATTACGATCTTATCTAGTACAAGATCTCCGCTCGTGGTGTACTTGTAACTCCAGTTAGTTACATCTGTTGGTTTATGCATTCTCCATTTAGGATACTGGCTGTCTGTGGGCTTAATGCAACTTACCCATACAACTCCCATTGCACTTGTAAATGTATCTACCTGACTCATAAATTCATTAAGTGAATTTTGAGAACCATCAGCATTGTTTAAGAATGCGTTTACTTCTGGCGTATCTGGTAGTGTTCTTTGTGGTGCTACTCTGAATAGCATTGCATTGTATTCTGATATGTATAATCTGGTGTACGGGAATACAGGAACATTTGCTAACTTTTCCTGATAATAGTTACTTAAATCAACACCGTTGTTTGCTTCTTGTGGCGTGTTTACATTACGAGCTACTGCTTTTCTGATGCCTATAGTGTTACCTTCACTATCTATATCATATGTATTAATTGTTTCAGCACCAGTACTATAATCACTAGCATATGCTTTTAGATATTTACCATCGCGATATGTTTGTCCGCCATAATAACTACGAACTGCTAACTGCCAGTCATCATAATATTTTGTGTATAGTGGATTTCTGCTAGTTATAAATTCGTGATAATTTTGTTTAGCCAATTGTTATCTCCAGTCGCTATGTTGCCCTTATGGTATTACTATTTATCCTTTTTAGCCATTTAGGCCACTTTTGTTGACAATCATTAAAGCATATTATAACTAATACTGGCTTGTCCTAACTTGCCTATTACCGAAAGTAATAGTAAAATACCCGCACTATGTGGGTATTTTTTGACTGATAAAGAAGCCAGATCGTTTGACTTATCTGGCTTTAAGAAAGACATTTATAATGTAAAGACCCATCTTTACTATCGACGACGGTTAATGGACACACTATCCTTTATGTCGTCTATATTATAATGTAACTATATTTATCGGTTGCCTGTGTGCTGGAATTAAGGTAATGGCAATCACCTCTTTTAGACGCACACAGGACTTACAACTTTATAATTTAATTGTTTCTGTACTATCTGCAACTAAATCAGGATTACTTTCAAAAGGCATATCGTCAACATATGTTGTTTTATTACTATAGTCTATACCATCTAAATGTATACCTGCTCTAGCAAGTAATTGTATCATTTTAGGTTCATCATATATTGTGTGTTTATACCCTATACTCTGAGCAATTCTCCTTGCTCCTTCTGGTGTTTTACTGTTGTATTTGTGTATTGCTTTCATATTCTTCCTGTGTTATTGATTCTATTTCTCTTATACCATACTTTGTAATGTAATTTAGTACTGCTAAATCCATGTATTCTTTGCTGGGTGCTACAATGTAACTATAACCGTATGTGACTGGTGCATCTGCTACTGCTATACCTGTTTTGAAGAAACCCATATGGCTACCTTGTGGTATATCTCCATATCTGTTATTTGTCTGTACTGTTTCCTGTTTTGTTTTTGCCATTTTTTACTTCCTTGTTTCTGGTGTTTATGTTAGGTCTGCTTTTACCAAATATTGTTTCCCAATTATCTGAATATGCTTGTTCATTACTATTGCGTCTTGCTGAGCCTTTGCCACCATGCCAGTTACTCTTCTTCATTGTTAAATATCCATAAATCTTCATAGTTACCGTCTCTTTGCTTATGTGCTTGACGGCTACTTGTTAAGCCACTCCATTTAACTTTCATATGTTTGTTAAATGTTAAATGTTTGTCTACTATTTGTTTCATATCCTGACTTATTGTAGTATCTACTTTGTTATTATTCCTATAGTTACTTATAATAAATCCAAATTTGGCACCAGGCTTCATGACACTTACGCATAACTTTACTGTTTCTTCCCAATATCCTACGAGCCAGTCTGCATAGTCAGGAAACGAGTCTGTGCTTTGTTCTGCTCCTGGATATAGTTCTAAATCGAAATAAGGCGGACAAAACAATACTGCATCTACTTTGTTAGCATACTTTTCTATAAAGTCATGACGAGCATCTAATTGTTCGCTAGGACAACAGTAGAAGTCAGTGGTTTTGTCTTCTGCAAAGAATTGTTGGAAAGAGTCTTGTTCTTTCCATACTACATATTTATTGTGTAATTTATTTGCATTGTCTACTACATTAGGAATTACATCTGTTGCTACCATATGACTAAATTCACTGTTATAGAATCCTAGTTGGTATGCATTCCAACCCATACAAGGACTAAACAATACATCTCCTGTAAATTCTGTATCCAATATACTCTTAAATGTATATGGATTAAATATACTTGCCTTGTTTGCTCCTATCCAAAAGTCTAACCAAAATTGACTATAGTCATCTTCTGTGTTAATAATATGGTCAAAGAAAGCAGGACCAACTAGACTATTGCGTATATGGAACTGCTCATACATCACTTTTATTAATCCAAACACATACTGACTATCGTTTGTATATAACTTTTTAGTATTATAGAAGTCATTAAAGTTAATATTTTTACACACTCTACCATACTTGCTGTTACTGATACCCATAAAGGTTTCGCCGTCTAAACAGTTACCAGTAGGTAAATTGAAATAATATTCTAAAGGATTTGGTAAGGCACCTTTACTGTTATAGAATGTTTTAAGACTGCTTTCAGCATCTGTAACTAATATCTGGTACATTTTTTGACAATATACTTCTGCCAGTTCCTTTCTATTGTCTTTTGTTGCTACACGATCGAGGAATGTATCTAAATTACTTTTTATGCTGAATGTGCCTGTTGTATCTGAAATATCTAATACACTTAATTGTTTTCTAAATGTATTATAATCTACATCTTGTATATTAATTGTGTTCTTTAGGTCTTGGAAAGTGTATTGCATTTAGTCTTCATCTGGATTTATCAATTTGCCATTAACACGAACTTTGAACTTGGGTTTAGGTTTGTCCTTATTCCACTTTATATTATCATAGTTATCTTTATATTGCTGGTCGTTTACACCTGAATTAATCTCACTATAGCTCATACCGTCCTTGATACTTCTGATCTTTTTAAGTTCTGGAGACTTATCTATAGCCTTAATTGCTTGTTTTACCAACTTCTGATCCATATGTTGTGTAGACTTTCTTGTAAATTCGTCCATACTTAATCCCTCTTACGGATCTCGTTACCGAATCCTGCTAATAATGTTATGATTGTGAGCGGTAAGAACCATAGTGATATCATATCTGTCATATGTCCCCACATAAGGCTAAGTCCTATCAGGCTCATTGTGTTTACGCCTATAGTTGTGTGCGTACTCTCTTTGTTTAAATATTCTGGTAATTTCATATTTTCTCCTTTTTTAATAATGTCACGGCTTCTTCTGATTCCATTAACATAACTGTATCTGATTCTTCTTTTGCAACTTCGGCTTGTAGTATACAACTGCCGCGATCCATACCTATAAATTCTAATGTTCTGCCTGTGCCTGGGTACCTGACTGTTATTTTATAACATTCCTGTTCCTGATAACGAGTCATATATTTACCTTGCTCATCCCATACTTTATATACTGGATTATGCATTCTTTATCCTGGTTGCTACATAAATGTATTTTGTTTCTGCTGGACAACTCCACAAGTATTCCTGTGCTAATTGTCTGCAATTATCTAATTTCTGATCTATAAATGTTTTTAAGTATTCGCGTTCAGGTTCTATTACTTTTATTACATAGTGTACATTTGCCATTTTTTACTCCTATAATGTTCTACTTACTCTGCCATATGTTTGCTTAAATTCTGGTCTAACTGGATAATTTGCATAAATTAAGTAACCAGCGGCATCATTAAAATGCGAGAAATCTACTGCTCCATCCTTTTCTGGTTGTCTGGTGCCTTCTTTATATGTATGTTTCCTTAAACCATTTATAACTTTAACACATTTAGGGTCTATTGTCAATCTAATATTGTCCTGTTTTAGTACACTATTTACACTGGCTATACGATCTTTTACTGGAGGATTTTTACTGCCTGTGATCAACTTAAATCCAGCATTTTTTATTATAATATGATCGCTTAGTCCTCCGCTACTGGTCTGCCTTCTGGCACCTGAAGCATCTGGATAGGCTATATATCGTTGGTCTGGGTATCTCTGGCGTATTTCATTACACATTTCTTGTGTATCTGATCCATATATCTCTATCTCATCAAATATATGTAGGTCAGCCATTGTTTTATATGCTATAACTACACATTGTGGCGATACGTTAAAATCCCAGCCTATATGTATAGGAGTACCTAATTGTAAAGGTACTGGCTTTTGTACTATATTGTGATCGCCAAAAGCATAATAGATTGCCCCTGCAAAATCCACAAATTCTGCCTGATACTCTTGTTTGTATGTTCTTTCATCCAGATCTCTTTTTGCTTGATCTAATTCTTCTAATGGTACCAGACCACCTTGCTCTGTGGTATACTGCCAGCTCTGCCAGTCTTCTGTATACTTTGCGTCATTATATAAATCAAACAAGAATCCTTTACCTTTAGGACTGCTGATTATCATTGCTGTTCCTTGTCTGTCTGACAAAGTAGGTCGGATAATTGCCATCCATACTTCCCGCAATTTACTTATATCTGCCGCTTCATCTATAACACAGGCATCAATACCTATGCCTCGGATACGGTCGGGTGTATCTGCACTACGCAAGAATATAGTACTGCCATTAACCAGTGTTATAGTTAAATCCGATTCGTTAATTTTTTTAATCCATTTCCTGTTTCTGAGCATATCCTTAAGATCTTCCCAGATAATTTGTTTACACATTGCAAATGTGGGTGCTACATACATACACTTTTTACCAGGGTATCTGGCGTGTTTAGCCAGATAGGCTATACTGGCAAAGGACTTGCCGCCACGTCTTCCAGCGATTACTATTTTAAATCTTGAATCTGAATTGATTATTTCTGATTGTATATCTGTTAACTGCACATCTTTACCCCTAAAAGTGACCGGGCACCGGGGTAGGGTGCCCTGTCTTAATAAAAGAATCTGTGATTGAACGTTTGGCAACTATCATTAGAACAGCATATTGCTATGCATATTTAGGATTCACCAGATTCTTCTAACCATGGGAGGATTTTCTCCTCACTAGTATTTATCGGTTGATCGCTCTGACCCAGGATATTCTTGCCTAACCATATCATCATACTGGTGTTTCCGCTAAGAGCACTCTTTATTTGTGCTCTTCTGAGTGCCTGTTTCGTTTCTGATCGGCCTTTTGCAATTAAATCACTAAAATTGTATTTCAGTGTTTCTCTGGGTATATCGAACCAGTCTGCTATTTCTTGCATACTACACCATAATTTTGCTAATTTTATTACTTCATCTGGTGGTACTACTTTTTTGTTATCTCCTCTGCCTACTACTAAACCTTCTTTGGTCATTTTGCCCCATTTCTTATTTTTTCTGTTATAATCATCCATCTAGAGCCTCCTGATATGCACTATCTAGTAGATCATCTATTTCTTGACCTATAACGTCATTCCATTTGACACCATCTTGTCTTACTGCTTCTAATCCTGTCTCTTCCTGCCATCTGTTTATAATAATATCTACAAATTTAGGTTCTATTTCTATACATCTAGCATTTCTGCCGCTTCTTTCACATGCTATTAGAGTACTACCTGAGCCTGCAAATCCATCATATACTATCTCGTTAGGTCTAGTACTGTTTATTAAATGGTATAATATCAACTTTGCTGGTTTTACTGTAGGGTGCAGAGATGCTATTTTACGCTCTTCTCTATTAAATTTGTGTATGTTTTTATCTGCACCTTTAATTATTTTAATTAGATCTTCTTTGCTAAATTCTTCTAATTCGTGTAATTCTAGTACGTTAGGGTTCATTCCTTTACCATACCAAGGGTGTACTGCCCCTTCTTTCCAACCATAATGAATAGGTTCGTAAAATTTAGCGTAATTGGCTAGCCAATTACTTGCGTTATACTTACTCCATATTAGAGTATCTGATACATGTATTTTGTTATCTGTTAGTAGTTGTTTAAATTCTGTTGTTGTTCTTATATCATGACACCAGTACAGAGGTCCGCCTGGTTTTAACTTGTTTGTTACTATATTTAGATGTTTATCCAGAAATTCTATTAACTTGTCGCCCTGTAGTTCGTCATTAAGGATTTTATGGTTTCTAACTTCGTTTTCTTCTTTAGTATAATTAATACTGTTTGCTGTTTGATAACTTATACCGTATGGTGGGTCTTCCCATACACAATCTATTGTTTCTGCACCTAATAATAGGTCTAAGTGATCTGAGTCTGCACTATCTCCGCATAATAATTTATGTTTGTCCATTGTCCATAAATCACCTATTTTGCTACGATAATTTGTGCTTTGTGCGTATGTTTCCAGTGGATCTTCGTGTGGTGCGAATAACCTGTTTAATTCGTTTTCGCTAAATCCTGTTTCGTAACTTAATTCTTGTAGATTACTGTCTTGTATAAGTTGATCTAACTCCTGATACAGCATCTTTTCGTCCCATTCTGCCCATTCTCCGCTCTTGTTATCCATAATGCGATAACTATCTGCTTGTTTTTCTGTGAGATGTTCTGCTATCACTACTGGTACTTGTTCTAGTCCCAACTTTCTGGATGCTTGATATCTGGTATGACCCACTATTATGGTCATATCTTTATCCACCACTATGGGTTGTTGGAATCCATATTGACTTATACTGTCTGCAACTTTTTCCACTGCTTTAGCATTCTTTCTGGGATTATTAGGATATGGCTTTATATCGCCTATATCTAATTGTTTTATTTCTATTTCAGTTGACATATTGTCCTCCTGTATATCAGTATCGTCGCTACTGTATGCGTATCTCTATTTATCCTTTTTGTAGGTTTTGGGTCTGTTGCGTTTGGGTGTGAATATCTTGCGTTGTTCCCAACCATGTGGTGTGAGTTGATACTTCTTTACTTTAGTAGGAACTGGCCATAACACATCTTCGTGTATAATATAACCTGATTGCTCTTGTGGGTGCATGTCATGTATTTTTATTAATATATTGTATTGTTTTACTGATATATTGCCACTATGTATAACATCATATACCCATCTAAACAAGTGATCGGCTGTTCTGTTTGTGTTTAATAACTGTGTTTTCTGCTCAGATGTTACTTCCATATACATATTTAACTATGTTCTGGCAATTGCTACGCAATTACCGATACCTCAGTCCTTGCGGACTTCGGTAAGTATTTTTATTTCGACTTGATGTAGATTGTTTCAGTCAGACGGAACCACTTCTGGTTCCATCCTCTTGATGTGAGTAGTCACAGCCTAGATGAGCAGGTATTTAACACTATGGGACAAAGGATCTTGTAACTATCTCCAACCTGCTACGGTATGCTGATGCATGTATAACTTCGTTCCTATTGTTATACTGTTTATGTCCAGTGTGTTGCGGATAATACTATAATCCTTATGAGTCTATACAAGTTATCTGGGTCTCATATAGCCTTGATCTCAACGGTATTTTATTTCTGGCCCGTCAACCTTATGTAGTATTTGTCTATTATCTCTTGTTTCCAGCCCTTTCTGGGAGGCCATGCAACACCTAATGTATCTAATGTTGCTTTACTATAGCCGCCTGCAGGCGATTTAAGAGAATTTAAGTATTCTTCTATTGTATATAATTTTTCTTGTGCCATAATGAGTTGCCTGGGTGGAAGCAGATGGGTTTTTGATTTCAATCAACCACAATGTCTATCTGGCCGCATCTACTTCGCTTTTTATTTATCAATACCGTCTAAATCTGATCCGTTTCATCGGATCGTTAGGTGTATTTGTTTTATAATCAAAGCCATTTTCAAACAATTTAGGATTTATAGAACTCCAATCACCATTAAATGCTGGTACTATTGTGTAATTCCAGATGTTTTCCAGGTGTTTAATTTGGCTTTTACTGAAGTCTTGTGTTTTACCTGTTCTATAGTAATTGCTGATAATACCGCCTATATAGCTCATTATACTATTACCTGCTTTTTTCTTTTCAGACATAGGATGTTTAAATTCGCCACTACGAGGTAAATCTAAATCTTCTTTATACACATAACTTGTAATATCAGGGAATGCCTGATCCATTTGTTGTATTTCTGCACTAAATCGTAGTAAACCTTCTATTATATAGTCTTTTGTTTCAGCGTGTGTGTATATATATTTACTTGCTTTGCTATTTTGTAATATCTTTTCTCTAAATGGTATTTCTATATATTGTTCTTTATCTGAGTGTAAAGGTATGTCCTTAAATGATACGCTCATAGTCCCTCCCTGTCAGCGTGTGGATAATCAGGATGTAGTGGATGTAACCAGAACTTGGTTTTTTTAACCAGTGTTCTCCAATCTTCTTTGGCACTGATTACTTTGCCTCTCAGAGGATGTTGTTGACGTGGGTTTTCATAATATGCATCTTTATACTTGTTTACTTTACGTCTGATGCTTTGTGGGTGTAGATTTGTTTCTATAGCCAGTTCATAATCTGTTTTGTTATGTATTTTTTCGCATAGTGTGGGTTTTGCTTTACGCTGAAAGGGTGTGCCATAGTTCTGCACTCTCATATGAATAGTAGCAGGATGAACTCCTTCCTGTTTTGCTAAGTCTACTGCATGAATACCCCATTTACTGTAAAATGATTCTGGGTTTTCACTCATTGTTGCGTTACTGTGTTGTCTGGTGGTATAATTTTTTTCTGATTCTGGTCTATACCTGTATTCAGTGTATTTGCCTGAACCATTTATCCATTTTCCGTTTATTAATGTCATTTTATTTCTCCTTAACTAAAATTTAACGGTGTGTCTAACCAAGTAAAGAACTTGTCTTTAGGTAAATAATTTTCATTTTCTTTACTTAATATTCTTGTAAATTTTATGTGTCTTTTTTCTGTTTTAATGGTAAATGCTAATACATCAGTATTCATACCATAATGTCTTTCACCATATTCACTTAATGCTATAAATTCATTTATTGTGATGCCTGTTTTTGTTATACCTACTACTCTACCTGCACCTTGTCTATCTCCTTCAGAAATTAAATTAAACATACTATCACCGCGTGATTTACCATTATGATTAAATGCTACAATATCTCCTACCTTAACATTTAATTTGTTTGTGTTGTGGTTAATATCGTCCTGCAATATATCAACATAGGTATCTATTGATCTTGCGTCTTTAAGGGTTTTTGTACTTCTGTCTAATTTTTTATCTCTCCATAATGTATTAGACTCGTTTATATATTCACCTAATTCTTTATAGTTAATTTTACCTAAAATATGTATTGCTTTACCTGATGCTATTTTAAACATAGGTTTATTCTCAATTTCTGTGATATAATCAACATCAGATTCTTTTATACCTAGTGCGTATATTTTTTTACCTGAATCAGTTATTTTAATTTTACCTTTACTCTGTCTTTTTAATGATCTTGCTAAATGAGTAGTCATTTTACCATTTAAAACCCATCTATCTCTGCCATTATAATTTAATAATGCAAAAACATCTTCAGGGTTCTCTCTGGTTAAAATTAAAGTGTGTGGTTCGTTATGTGTTGCCATTTTTTTCTCCTATAATGTCTAATGATATAATATTATTATACACTTTTATTTATCTTTGTCAACCCTTTTCTTGCAAGAAATAGGTAAATAACAGGATATACGGAGATCGATCAGACTACGGAGACTACGGAGACAGTATTTCTCCGTTAATTTAACTTAATTGACTGTTTACCCAGGTCAGGGCTTTTGGTCCGCCCCAGAGCATATAAGCCTGAATCGCGCGACTATTACTTGCGTTTAAACCCTGCCTCTTTGCGTTTCTGTAGTCCTCTCTTGCACGGAGTAAATAACTACGCATTCTGATTAGGGTTTGTTCTGATAAATTGTCACCGTTTGCTAATTGATTAGCTCTTCTCAAGCCTACGAGAGTACCTGCTTGGCGACTTTTAGGTAAGGTACTGCGTATTTCTAATGCCTCTCTGGCTACTTTTCTGATATCTGCGGGTGCTACTGGCATTATATCATCATACTGGCTACTGTTGCACCCAGTGTACTTATGGTAAGTAACACAAGACCCCATATTCGATTGTCTAGGCGATCTAATCTTGTTTCAAAATATTTTCTGTTGTCTTTGACATCGTCTTCGAGAATACCCATGGACTTCTCTATGTGTGCCAAATGATTGTTTTTGATCTGCTCAATCTCACTATGGAGTTCTTGTGTTGTTATTCGTTTAGCCATTTTAGGCATCTACTCCTATTACTGAACATCTTCTTTCATATTCCTCTCTGGAGATAATGCCATTATCGTATTCTGCTCTTATTTCTTCATAAGTATCCATTTTTACATTCCTAGTAATTCTTTTATTTTGTCACATAATGCTCTACAGTGACCTTTAATCTTGTTCCACATATCCTATTTTCTCCCTTATAGTGTTAAGTTGGTGTGCATCCTGTTGAATTAAACAGCCGACGGGCGTTGATTCGCCTCCTTCTGCTGGATGACTCCATAACCATTCTGAATCTGGGTATATGTCATTCAATCCTTCGCTCATTGTACTGAGCCATTCTGCACTTTTACCAGGCCAAGTATACACATAAGCCTCGTGTTTTGTATATGGGAACAATTTAGCCCAGGTGTTTAAGCAATTAGCGTTTGTTTCTACGAATAGTATTTTATCGCTCATATATGCTCTTAGACTCCAGGGGCAACTGTTCCTGATACTCTGAAAGTATGGTAGCCAGTTATTTACCGCCTCTTTTTCCACCTTTCTTCTTTTTCTTTTTGCCGCCTCTTTGTCCCTTACCCATTGGCATAATGTTCTCCTTTTATTATGTTGTTACTAATGCGTCATCCGAGAAATATCTAAAGTCAGTGCCGTCAAAATATGCTGGTGCTCCTCTGGCACCATGCCTATCTCCTGTGACATATATTATACTTCCTGTGAATGGTGTCAATCCACTTATTGAACTATTTGCTACAGAATATATACCTAATGGATCATTAACCTTAAAGTCTGTGGCTCTGATTGCATTTAATGTTATTACTTTTCCTGGCGTAGATGCCACCAAGGAATCAGTATGCATTGTGCCACCTTGCTCTACGAATACATTACCATGAACTCTTGCTGTAGTATTTTCTGGTTGTCTATAACTTGTTGTTAATCCTGTGGGCGATTCCTCATTTAATGCTGTTTCTAATTTAGTAAATGTTTGATAATTGGTATACAAGGTCCAAGCGGTTCCTGATCCTGCTACCTGATATGTATTACCATTTAAGAATGTTAAATTACCATTTGTTGTGCCGCTAAATGTTACATATTGTCCATTAAACCAGCCTGGGTCACTGCCTACTATAATTCTGTCTCCAGTGGCTGTATATGCATTACCCTGATAATTTGTTACTGCTGTTGTAACGTTTGCACTACTTAATTGTAAATTACCTGTATACACTATATCACCACTCATAGTGTCACTGCCCAGGAAGGTTTCTACATCTGAATTACCATATGTTCCACCTGAGCCACCAATTGTTAGTGTGTTACCTGATGTTGATAGTGTTATAGCACCACTACTTGCTATATCAAGTATAGCATTAGACTGAGTTGCTTGTATATTTGTTTGTCCTGCAACTGTTATAGTGCCAAATGAGTCACCACCTGTGGGTAAATTTGTTAGTTGACTACCATCTCCCAGGATATAACTACCTGATATATTACCAACAGATGTTATATTACCACCCAGACTCTGTATAACAGCATTACTGCCACCTACATTTAGATTACCACCTGCGGCTACATCTGTTGAACTAACATACTCTATTTGTCCCAAATCACTGCTATAGAACAGACCGCCTGTTACTCTTCTTGAACCTGTTGTGAATCCAGAATCATCAAATAATTCGTATCTGCCGCCATCTCCACTATTCCATTTAAGATAAAATACTAATCCATTTAATGGTGTAACATCTACATTTGTTGCGCCACTGTATGTTACTGCGGTGCCGTCATCAAATATTTGTCCACCAGTAAAATCAATACTATCTTCTGTTAAAAGGCCGTTGTTATATGCCTGAACACCTGCTACACTTATTGTGGCATTACTAGCCACCGTATCTGTTCTAGTGTTTATGTTTATATTTGCTGAAGTTGTTACTACACCATTTATAACATTGGCATTTGTGAATGTTGTGTCACCTGTTATAGTTACATCACCGCCGTTTGTTACTGCAAAATTAGGTGCTGTATTTGACGCACTAAATCCCAGATTACCTATCTGGAAGTCACCATTGGCTCTTAACTTCATAAGGCTGTTATATGGTGTGGCGCCTGTATAATCTCCGTCTTTATAACCTTCCCAACTATATAATGTTGGCATAGTAGTGTCATTTACGGCATTTGTAATATCTACTGCTGTTACCATTGACAACGTGTTAATAAATCCATTATAAGAGAAAGGTGCAGATACATTACCTGTATGGCCATAAGGTTTATAGTCTGCCATTCTGTCGCCACCCTGAGCCGCTGTGGGTGATGAACTAGTTCCTCTGGCCTTAAAGAATCTTAAGTCAGGTCCATAGAAATCTGTTTTGTATTCTTCCAGGTATACCTGTGCATCATAATCATCATCACTGTATATGTGTAATCCTGCACTTGGTGTAGTTGTTCCTAATCCTAATCGGTTAGTTGCACTATCAAATGTCAATCCTTTAAGTCCACCTACGACTGTGTCTGGATTTACTTGTAGATTACCAGTTGTTTTTATGTTTGCTGTTAGGTTATCTAATGCTACTGTTGTGGCTCTGTTAGCCGCATTACCTATAAAGATTTTATTTTCATCCAAGTTAGGTGTTGCGTTTGTTCTGAATGCACCCTGAACCAGTATGTGATTTGCACCTACTACTTTACCTATTTTTTGTATAAGGCCTGTTTCACCTGTGGGTGCTGTTTCTGTTAAAGCACCTGCTGTTGTGCTTATAAATAAATCTGCGCCTAGTGTAAAGCCATGTGAACTGAAGTTCATTTCGCCTGATGTTACTACTTGACCTATAGCACCATCACTTATATTTTCTCTGACTATACCTAATGCTGGCATTTTTGTTACATCATCAGCATCTGCTAGTGCAACATTAGGATTATCTCCTGTATTACCGCCTGTTAAGTATACTGCATCACCTTTATCTAATTGTGCACCTGTATTGTTGTAAACATCAATTGTTACAGCACCATTAAGATCACCTTCAAAGAATGCTGTGGTTTCTATGTTGCTGTCGCTAGTTATAGCGGCTGTCATATCTAATCCATTTGCTTCTATAAATGCCTGGGCTTGGGCGTTGGATATACCACCACCGCCACCTGGTAAATTAGTTAATTGTGATCCATCACCTAAAATATAATTTCCGCTTATATTTGCTGTTGTAGTAATATTACCTACAGCATCTACTGTTCCGCTGTGTGTAACAGCAAAATTAGGTGCGTTATTTGAAGCACCAAATCCTAAATTACCTATCTGGAAGTCACCATTTGCTCTCAACTTCATAAGACTCATATATGATGTAGTTATATCTCCGTCTTTAACACCTTCCCAACTATATACTGTTGGCATAGTGTTGGCATCAACGATCCTAGTGCTATCTACTGCCGTTACCATTGCCAGTGAGTTGATATATCCTGAGCCTGTATAGCCATAAGGTCTATACTCTGACATTCTGTCGCCTGCAAACAACGTGGTGGGCGATGATAATGTTCCTCTGCCCTTATAGAACCTTAAGTCAGGTCCATAGAAATCATCTTTGTATTCTTCCAGGTATATTTGTGCATCATAATCGTCATCACTTACCATGTGTATTCCTGCACTTGGTGTTGTGGTTCCTAAACCTAATCGGTTAGTTGCACTATTAAAGGTCAACCCTTTAAGTCCGCCTACTACGGTATCTGGATTAACTTGTAAATTACCTGTTGTGCTTATAAGACTGTTACTTGTAACGTTGGCTGTCATTGCCAATCCGCTAGTCTGTATAAATGCCTGTGCTTGAGCGTTTGTCAAACCAAATGATGTTAAATCTGGTGGTGTATATGTAAATACACCTGTGCCATTATCATAACTTAATGTTCCTGACCCACTAGCACTTGCCTGTGTTACACTTACTGCGGCTCTGCTACGAGTATTTGTATAATATTGATTTGTGCCTTCAGATAAATCAGTTGTTGATTTATTGCTAAGGTCTAGATTTGTGCCTGTTTGTAAATTAACTCTAGCGTCTGCTCTGCCATCTGTGTAGTATAGGTTAGTGCCTTCTGCTAAATCACTTGTTGATGTAGGAATAGGATAGTATGTGCTACCATCATTAGTAAATTCCCATACATCAGATGTTTCGTTCCATCTTAATACAGTATTACTACCTGCAACTGGTCTGTTTGCTATGATACTTACTGTAGCATCTGTTGCCGCATTGGCGTTAAGTGTGATACTCTGATCTCTTACATATAGATCCTCTACATTTCTGTAATTTAAGTTACCACTTACTTCTAGATTACCTGTTACGTCTAGATTACCTGTAAATGTATGGGTTTGTGTAGCACTATTACCAAATTGTGCTAAACCAGTCATAGTGATATCACCACTACCGTTTAGTCCGTTGTCTTGTATAAATGTCTGTGCTTGAGCGTTTGTTAATGTACTGACACCTGTAACATTACTACCATCACCATATAAATAATTGGCTATAACTACATTAGCACTAACATTACCTGCTCTCAGTGAGCCATTTGCCATTGTTGTTTGTTCAACTAAAATATTTTTGGCAGTAACATTACCGCCATTATTTAAACCTGGTGTTCCTGAGCCTCCCACAGTTAAATTTCCATACTCTACAATTAAATTTTTAGAACCGCCTGTGGTTTTTACATCTACATTACCAAATAAGTCTATATTACCACTAGTAGCATAATAACCACCAGCATATATACTTCCAGTAGTTACAGAAGGTGTATCAATATGTCCAGAGCCTGTTAATTCAAGAATAGAATCATTAAGTATTAAATTACCACCATCAACAACCATAGCAACTGTTCCAGTACCAAAGCTAGTATTAGCAGGAGGTATAGAAATACCCCAATCTGCGGCATAAGTAGGATTATGAGCTTGTTCTACGTGTTTACCAGTTCTAAAACGGGCTGTGCTTTGTGTGCCAGGTTCATATATTAAATTAAGGTCACCTTCAAAATTACTTCTAGTATTATATTCTGTACCTATTCCACCATCTTGAACAAATAAATTACCTACGATATTAGCGTTACCTAGACTATTTGTTACTACGAATGCATTACCATTTCTTGTAGTTGTGCCTTCAGGAATCGAACTAGTAATAGTATCGCCAAGTTGAGTACCCCTTGCTGTGGTGTAAACACTCATAGTGCCTGGACTTGTAGTAGATTCAACGAATAAATCAGGGGAGAAGTCTACACTTATATTTCCTTGATCTGAACCAGCACCTGTAGTAGGCAAATCTATACCTAGGCTAGGTCTTAAATTATATGTTATAACACCATTGCTTTGGTTATAATCTAAACCGCTACTGGCATATGTATTGGTAAATGTTATAGCGTTTCTTATATCTGCATTACTGACAAATGCCGCTATGCCTACATTTACATTGCTTATTGTTTGTCCTACTGATACAGTAGTATTTGTTATGTCAACCTGTACGTTTGCTTCTGTTGAGGTGACTGTGATATTGCTTAATGCCATTATAGTCCCCTATGAAGTTGGTATTGCTGTAAATCCTGCGCCTAATGTTGGATCACCTATAACTACATCTGGTTCGTATCGTTCTATTATAGCCCATCTATGCGATTCTGTTGTATTAGGTGTAGGTGTTGTATTGGTCCATTTAAAAGACAATACCGTGATTGGTACATTTGTTCGAGCATCTGGTATAATATTACCTGTATATCTTTGAGCAGGAATTGTTAAATTAACAGTACCTAGACTAGCATCTAAAACATTGATATTTGCGGCGTCTACTTCGGCATTTGCATAACTTCCTAATACAGCACTTGTTGTAAAGTTAGGTTGCCCATCTGTTGTATTATATGTCATAGTGTCAACTATGATTGTTTGATAATCTGCCGCAAATGTATATCCTGATATACTGGTATTGAAATCGTATGTAAATGTTTGCTGAGTAGATGGGAATAATTCGATAACTTGTACGTTATCTGCCCCACCCACGTAATTTGAGAATGATAGTAGTCTTCCACTCATGATGCTCGTCTCCTATTGGAACTTGATATATGCGTGTTCGCATATAACCTTAATTTGTACTAGTATTTATCCTTTTCTACAATTTTTAAGAAGGTTTATTAGGCCAGGTTACATTATTTTTATCTGTGACATTTGGATATGTCTCTGGCATATCTCTTAATTGTTGTCTATATGTAGCCCATTCAGCTTTTTTACTATCTGTGAGAGGTGCATCTGTTGTTTGTGTCCAATCGCAACTCATTAAATCTGCTTTGCGTTTAGTTCTTAACCAGTGATTTAAATCTTCAGTTATAGGGTTTGCAACTATTGTTAATGTATCTAAATCTACTTTAAAATTATTTACATCTTCTGTAAATACATTTAAAGCACCCTGATCTGTATTTCTTGATAATCTTTCAGCAAGTAATTCGTCGCTCATAGTTCTGCAAATTATTATTCTACCTGTTGCTTTTTCGTATACGGTTCTATACATTATTCTTTCTCACCTTTTGTAACTCTTAAGAACTGATATCCCATATTACCAATTTGTCTTGTTGCAGGAGTTGTATCTAAATCATTATAACCTTCTAATTTAATTGTGGCATTTGCAGGAAAGTAATCATCTGCTAAAGGTGGATTACCCTCACCAGTAGCTCCATCTCTTGTCAGTGTCATTTTTTTTGCTAAACCTATACTTGTAGGCGGATTACCGTCTGGGATACTATTAAATTCCATACTTGTTGATATACTCTGATTATGTGTTGCTGTAGCATTTGCCCATACAACATCTACGTTGCCTCTGAGCCCATAGTTATAACTAAGACCACTTGCTGTTCCGCCTGGTTGTGCTACCACAGTTAATTCATAATCTCCTAAATTTACTCCATCTGTATCATATAGTTCTTCTGATAATAATATGTTTGCAGGTGGGACATTAAAAGAACTATCTGCGTTACCTAATGCTTTGTTGGCAGGATTATCTGCTAACTGAGTACCTGCACCAAATGTTTTCATAACATCATTTACTATAACATTACCAAATACACCGCCTGGCAAGGCGCTTACATTAGAGTATGTGCCTCCATACATTTCAGGTATATAAATAGGCCCTATGATTGGTAATCTGGGCAAATCTACCAATCCTAATTCTGGCGTTTCTACACTAACAGGATTGGTATAATAATCTGCACTATACTCTAATGCTGATATTTGTGCTGAAATCATACCAGATTCCCCTTGCACTTCTGTTACTCTCATAATTCTAAATAACTTATCGGTCCATCCATATAGACTATTAGTGAGCTTTATAACATCTCCTACATCTGATTGCATACCACTAAAATCTGCACTAAATTGTATAACTGTTCCTACTCTGCTCTGATTAAGATCAATATTGGCTAATCTTTCTGCTCTTATATTGTCATTAATCATATTTAATGTATATGTTAATGTATTATCTGGTTCATTAGAGTTCCTGTCACTTCCAGGTGTAGTAACTTTAATTGTATTTGTTTGGTCTTTCCTGGTGTTATCCATAAAAGATACCTCAACACCATTATATAAAGAATATAGTTCTGTACTGCTAATATCTATTTTACTTACTATATTATCATCATTGTATGTTAAACAATTATTTAATTCTGCAGTACTTAATGCTCTGTTAGGTATTGCGGCAAATTGTCCTTTTTTAGGATTAAATGTAAAGAAAGTAGCACTTGCCTGACATATTTCATCTATATTATTGCTAACTGCGTTAAATGAACTTAACATACCATTAATTTGATATCTGGCATTTGTTGTGCTTACATTTGAATTATTTGTATAACTTACTAGTTCATTACAGTATCCTTTCATTTGTGTGTTGGCTGTGCCTGTAAATGTGTTTACATCTAATTGAGCTGTACTTAAACCTGCACCATAACGATCTGATGTTAAATAATCATGCAATACTTCCCCTGGATTATTAAGACTATTATTCATCTTAAACGTCATTTGTGGTAATCCAGTTAATCCGTTTTCAGCATCATAATCTATTTGTAGTACAGCATATACCATTGCATTGGCTGTATGGTTTACTCCCCAATGCGGTACTATAGCACTTGCGGCTGTACTACTACCTGTGCCTGATACTGGGAATATAACATCTGATCCTGCACTACCACCCTGATATATATTAACTCTGACTTTACCATTATATGTAGTTGCTGTACTTTGGTTAGGGTCTCTGTGACTTATTACAGTATTACCAGAGAATATAAGTTCTACGTCATTCATAAACACTTGACTACAACTAAATGTACCTGTTTGTGTTTCTTCTGACAATGCGATACAGTATGTCATTGTTTGGTTTTCATTACTTATAGCGGCATCAAATATAGGTCCTGATGTAAATGCTTGGCCATATAATATAGGTAATTTGTTGTCTGTTGCTGGGGGTAACTGAATACTTGTGCCTGGATCATTATTATCCATTTTAGGTGCTTCAAATACACCTAATGCTCTTGCTGTACCATATGCTATACCACCTGCTATAATACTACCTGCCAATGTAGCAAAAAACCCGCCACCTAATGCACCTGCGATTGTAGTTGCTATGTATGTAAATACTGCCATTGTTTATCCTCTATAACACCAGTTGTAATCTATTGCTTCCCAGCCTCTTTGATCTAATTTAAGATCAGGTGTACTTGCTAGTGTTGTTAATGTAAAGGAACTTATGTGTCCTTTATCTTTTGCTTCTATGCCTATTGCTATGTATCTGTTAAGTAATCTTGCTCCGGCACTTGTACCTCTGTATCGTTCTTCTACCCACCATGCTACTTCTGTCATACGTTTAACATGTGGTAACCACAAATCTCCCTGTATAGTTGCTAATAGCATACCTACTACTGCACCATTATGCTCACATACCAGAGCTATTCCTGTTTTAAGGATATGGTCTATAACTTGATTTACATAATTGTAATCATATTGTGGATTTTGTAAATCTTCTACTGGATTAAAGTTAGCAAAATCTATCATTAACCGCTTTATATCATCGTAGTCTTGTATTTTTGCGTTTCTGACTTTCATTATCTTCTCATCACGGCACGTTTATTTCCACCACCGCCACGGCCACCGCCGCCACCGCCGCCACCATATCCGCCACCACCTGATTGATACTCTTTACCAAAGTCAAAGGATATGTTATATAATTCAGGTACTCTGTCAAATACTGCATCATTAGGGAACAATCTTGCTCTGTCGTCAGGGTTTGTTCGTTGTCCGCTTATTCTGTTTTCTAAAAGGCTGTTTATACTTGCACACGTTATTGTAACACTATTACTTAATTCTGTGCCTGGTGTAAATTCTTCTGATATTGCAAAATTAGTTATTACTCCGCTAAATCTTAAATATACTTCAGATGTATCTATTTCGTGTGTGATTAAATCATAAAATGCTCTGTATATTTTTATTTCACCACCTTTAATTTTACTAGTTAATATAAGACTTAAATAATCTTGTTCGCTGGGTATACCACTAAGTACAACACTTATATCACCATTAGTTGTCCTAACGTCTTCTGCAATGTCTGATACTTGTATTAAAGAGCCTAATTCAGTATAAGTGTTGCTGTCGTACGTGACAGGCTTATATGCACTACTGATATAGTATGTTGTTGCATCTAATGTTAACTCAATCAAGAGACAACTGCTTATGTGTGTACCTTGTACTGGTGTTATTGTTGTAGCCATTATAGAATTACCTCTATCATCTCAAAATCTCCATTAAATTTGACTCTGTCATGCGGTACAATACTGTATGTAGGTAACTTTGTTACTTTTGTGATAAACCTTACGTTTTTTCCTGCCCATAATCCGCCACTATAGTAAGGACCACTACCTCCACCAAATGTTATACCTGTTTGTGATATTATAGGCCTATTAACCATTACTCCTATATTAGCATTTTCTGAGTATGATATGTCTTCAATAACCTGATATGGATATCTATATGTATCAATAGGACCTCTAGGTTGGATAAAGTCTCCTTTTTTAAACAATAAACCACTAGGAGAACCTGTAACTCCGTCCGTATTTACTTCAACGTATGGATGCGGTAGGCTTACAGAATAACTATTTCCTACATTAATTACCCTTAATTGAGCTTGTTGTGCTTCAGTTAAGGCACCATTATAAGTTGTTAAATCATATGTACTTGTATTATCGTCAAATAATGCAATTAATTCTTCGTTCTCAGTACCTGTTCTGGCATATAAATCTTCTATAAAAGGTCTTAATCCTGTTTCTGTACTGTACTGAAATCCCTCATGTGTTGCAAATTTAAAGGTATAAACCGGGTTTCCAGTATTGTCTTTTGTTTTATAATGTCCACTCATTGAAGTTGTTTTAGCAGGCGTCCTGTTTAAATAGAACTGTACATAAGTTGGTCTTGTTAATAACTTCATTAGTCCTGTTGGTGATGTTGCCATTATGTGATTACCTCCACAAGTTCTATAGTATCTATAACTAAATTATCGCCTGGATTTACAGTATAACGTACAGGATTTGCTAATTTTACATTAAATCTTACATCATTACCTAATCTTAATCCACTGCCTATAATAGTTACACCGTCTTGTTCTAGTATAGGTCTGTGTAATTGAACTAATACATTACTGCCTGAACTGCTAAAAGGAACACTTTGTCTTACTGTATATGTATAAGCATAAGTGTTTGTGTTTCCTAGCGGTTGTAAATAATCCCCTGCTTGAAATATCTGACCTGATCCTGTTGCACCAGTAGTATCTAAGTATATGTCTCTGCCATTAAAGCCTACTACTGATATAGCATTGTTTGTTTGACCGTGCATGTTTGCTGTTAAATAATTCATTCCTGTATTATTATTAAGACTTACATTACTTGTTGTTAGTACATTTGTTTGATCACAATCTACTAGTAGAGCTTGATTTTCACTGTATTTTAAACCCTGTGAAGGAGATATGTTAAACCTAAATACATTTATATTTGTATCTGATGTTTTGTATTTTCCGCTTCTGCTTATAATACCTGCATAATTCTCACGTCTATCTATTTCTATTTCACTAGCAATATCTATAAGACTCTGGATGCTCATTGCTTACCCTCCAGGTGTTCTACGAGCACCTGCTCTGCTTACGTTAAATATAAATTCTGGGTCTCTTGCAACTAGTTGCTGGAACGAAGGTGCGTCAACTGCCTGTATATTATAATTTACAGTGGTGCTACCACCATTCATACCCTGTCCTCTAGCACCCATTATACTCATTGTTTCATCATTAGGAATAACCGTTCCTGAATTTTTAGGTATAAAGAGCTCCGGTCCTTCCTCTCCTACGATATATGGTTGCCCTGCTTTTGCTGGTCCACCACTTGCTAATCCAAATGCGGCTAATATAGGTCCTGTGACAAATCTTTGCACGAATGCTTTTGCTAGTGTTTGTTTAATAAAGTCACCAAATGCGGCAAAATCTGCTTTACCATCTATTAATCCTTGTGCTAATGCATCTTCAAATTTGTTTACTGCACCTACTAGTCCGTCTTCTAATGTTTTTGCTAATCTTTCTACTGGATCTAATCTTGCTTTTAACCGTTCAACAAAATTATCATCTACTATCTTTTCACCATTAATTTGATTTAATTTATTTAATATTTTTTCATATAAAGATAGTTCTTTTTCTAAATCTTCATTACCGTCATCAGTATCTTCATTTTTCTTAATAATTGCATCTCTCATTTTCTTAAGGATGCCTAAAATAACGTTATATGTATCTTTGCTAAATGTAATTTGATCATTTGCATATACTTGTGATGCTAAGGCGTCTCTTACTATATCAAGGTTTTCTTGTACTAATTTATTGGCTTCTTTTAATGCTACATTTTGTCTAAATGCATTTTTTTCTCCGCTGGCTTGTACTTCATTTACTGCTTTGTTAATTTTCTCAAAATTTTCAACGAATCTTATTATATCTTCAGCTATCATACCCATGCCAACTGAACTACCACTAGCCATGGCTCTTTCTAATATTTCGAATGCCGCTGATGCTAAACCTGTTTTACTGATTAATCTATCTAAAGGTTTGCCGCCACCTATTTTTGTAAGTTCTTCATTTGTGGTATCTAACACATCTTGAAACAACTGTGCTTCAGCTGTCAAATCTCTAAATCCTAGAGATTTTGCATAAAATCTAAAATCATTTACGAAATCTACTACAGATTGTGTTAAATTCATAAATGCTGTCACAATTAATTCTACTGCATCTACAATACCTACTGCCATTACTTCTGCTAGACTTTCAAAAGAGCCAAATTCTTTTGAACCTTTCATTATAAAGTCAATTAATTCATCTGTAACTAATTTTAATGCTGGTGCTAATGCGGCTGTCAGTTGGTTTGCAACTCCATTTAATAATGTTTGTAGTTCTGTAAAAGAATCATTAAAATCTTCTACACCTTGAATTGCTGATCTGCTTAGTACAGCACCTAAAGCCTCTGCTTTACCGAACATTTCCAGCATAGCGGCACTACCTTCATTAAGTACTCCTACAAGTTCGGCGCCTTCACTATCGAAGGCCTTAAATGCTAATGCTAATTTGGCACTTGCGCCTTCTGTGTTTGCAATACCATCTGCAAATTCTAATAAAACCTCTTCAGCACTCTTAAATGTGCCGTCATTCTTTCTTGTTTCTATTCCTAACTTTTTAAGTGCTGGTAATAATTCTCCTGTACCTTTTTGAGCTTCACCTAATCTTCTACTAAATCTACGTAATGCAACTTGGGCCTGATCTGTACTTACACCTGCGATTTCGGCTGCAAAACCGAATTTTTGTAATGTACTTGTTGCTACACCTGTAGTTGTAGAAACCTTACCAATACGATCTATAATTTGTGTTTGTCTGGCTATTAAGGCTGTAAACAATCCAGTTGCTACTGGTATTGCTAGTGCTAAAGCCTTAAATGCAAATACAAGACCGCCTACAGCCTTACTAGCACCTTTCATTCCTAAATTAAATGCTTTACTTGATAATGTTAATGCGGCTTTTATTGGTATAGCCATTATAGTCTCCCTATAAATTTCTTAATTTTCTTTCTAATCATATTCAGCGTAGGTTCAGTCATACCTTTAGGTGATTGTGTACTATATCCACCTCTTGTTTTTCCAGTCCCATTAACAGGAGGATTAGGATATTTTCCCTGATCTATAACACCTGAATAATCATAATCTCCAATAATTGTAAATCCTTTTTTAG